TCTGAATGCATTTGCACACCGCCAGCAGGGCCACACCGCAGACGACAAGACCAACCGAATTTGCGATATCAATTGACATGTTAAACCTCCTAAAGAAAGAAACAGAGACACCTGCAACGGCGCAGGAACTCACCCACGATCACGGGCATCGTGAGCGGTTTCGCGCATCGTCCTCACAGCAGCTCGACCGGCCCGATCTCTGGCAGAAAGTTCTGCTCACAGACCGGGCAGTAGAAGTCCAGTACGAGCGGCTTCAGGCGGAACTCAGTCGCATACCAGGCGAGATACCGCTGGCGTTGCGCTGCTGACATACCTTCCACAACATCCCGAGCACGGACAGCTATGAAGCGCTGACCCTCAAGGACTGAGATGAACTCAGGGGAGTGGAAGGGAACAAAGGTACGGCAGCTCATGTCAAACTCCGGTGAGTCCGACAGGGCTAAGTAGCGGAGCGCCACTTGAGGTAGCCCTGCCGTCTACAAGTAACTGCCACCGCTAGAAAACAAGGACTAAACGAACAGGCCGGCGGACATAAAGAAGAAGGCTGGCGAGCAGTGGCGCTTACTGGGGTACGAGAATGGCGGAACGACAATGAGTAAGAGGGCTTGTTTAGGTGCGCTCCCGGCTTTGTTCGTAGTCGTGCGACGCAAGTGCTTAGCCTGTCGCGCCTTAGGGCAAGCATTCACCCAAGCCCCGAGCCCCCCTTTCGCGCGGCGCATATAAGTACGTCCCCCTCCTGGTTTTTTTCCCGTTTTAGCGTGAGGTAACCATGCCGATGAACCCTGCTCCCACGTTGCTAGCCGGCCTGGCTCCGGGCGCGTACTCCGCTGGTGCTCGACGCTCAACGCCTCCGTCGCGTTCGCCCATGACGCCCATGACACCAGACCAGCAGGCGCATGCTGGCGGGAACGACATGATCGACAGCATGGTCTCTCAGCAGAAGTCTGCACTTGATGAGCTGCCGTCTGGCGCAGATCTCAACACTAGCTACCGCCCCATGAATCCCAGCCCGTTCGGGTTGATGCCCGGCAACGTGAATCGCGTCCAGCGCATGAGATAGCTGGACTTGCGCTCTGAGGGGACAGGCGTATACTAGCGCCGTTCACCCACTACACCCCTCAGGAGAGAGCCCATGATTACGGCTATTGTGACCGGCAATCTGACGAAAGACCCCATCCTTCGCACGACCCAGTCCGGGAAGGCGATGGCTACGTTTGGGATCGCCAGCAACACGAAGAGCGGCGAAGACAAAGTCACCACCTTTGTGGACATGGTGTGCTTTGACGAACAGGCCGACGTTGTCGCGGCCCGGCTGCACAAGGGCGATCGCATCGTTGCGACCGGCCGCATGCAGCTGGAGACCTACCAGAAGAACGACGGCACTGAGGGCAAGTCCCTGCGAATGATCGCGGACGACGTTGCCATCAGCATGCGATATGCAGAGAAGTCTGCTGTGGGGGCGGGGGCTGGCGACGAGCCGTTCTAGTGTGGGTGGGTCAGCGGCGGATGGCATTGCTGTCCGCCGCTGGCTTCCCGGATGTGACGAAACATCGGCTCTTGTGCGTAATGGCAGAGGTTTTGTCACACCTCATGGCTGATCATTATCCCAGTTTTTGATGGGGTCTGGGCTATCAAAACCCCTTCGTTTTTGATTCGCGAACATGGAACATCCCTTTGCCCGCCTACATCGTGAGTATCGGGACGAGTGCATTCGTAGCGGCAAATACCGCCCATTCTCAGAAGAAGAACTCCGGCGAGCGGAGGAGCACCACAAGCAGAGGTGCGACAGGATCCCAACCAAGCCAACCCGCAAGCGCAAGCACCCACCAATCGGAACGGCAGAGTGACATGGACGACCTGCTGAAGAGGCTGCGACTGGTCGAGACAGGCGACGGATTCGGCGATCACTTAGAGCACTGGTATCGCAACCCAGACGGGGTTGAGGCAGCAGGCGAGATTGAGCGTCTGCGGAAAATTGTCTCTGGATATAACGACGGTATATCGGCGGACACGGAATCAAACAGATCATGCGCACAAAGCGACGAAAAACGTGGTGTTGCCGATACGGATCGGGCAATGCTTACCGACGCGGAGCGAGAGGCGATTGAGTGGTACGCAAGCTTTCCAGACGGGATACATCGCGCCACCCTCCGCAACCTACTGGAACGTCTGAAGTGAGCACCTACCTGATCATCCTCACGGGCGGCATCTACGCCTACGTGGCGTATGAGCAGTGGCACAAGGGCAACGCCGGTCTGGCGATTGCCTACGCCGGGTACGCCTTCAGCAATATCGGTCTGTACATGGCCGCTCATTGAGCATGGCCGGCGGACATAAATCCCTCTGAAAGGGACCGCCAGTGCCAGCATACGCATATCCAGCATCGCTCCCGAACGCACCGGCTGGGTCGCTGACAGGCCCGCAGGTAGCCGACCACGCAGAGATGGCACGGCAGATCGCAGCTCGCGATCGCATGCTGCCTGTGGCGATTGAGGGCTACAACGATCTCAGGCCAAAGAAAATGCCGGAGCTCGATGTCGCCAATCCAGAACATGCTGCTCAAGCTTTAGAGAATCCAGAGTCTCTGGTCGCACGCCTTGAGGCTCCAGTGTCTCGCGGCGGTCACGGCAAGTACGCCGACCAACCAGGCTTCGCTAACGCCCGTCAATACGCAGACGCAGTGCGCGAGCACGCTCACGGCTACTACGGCATGCATCACGACGGCTCGCTGCTGGACGGCCTGAAGGAGATGGCAGGCTTTTACATGGGCCACTCGCTGATGTCGCCCGAACAGCAGGCGTACCAGCAGAAAGTAGGCCGGACGGCTGACCTGCTCACCAATCTCAAGGGCAATCCCGCTCGCGCAGAGTCGTACTACCAATCCAGTGAGAACCAGCCCCTGAACAGGGACGCTCTCAACCAGGCGTACCACCAGAAGGGCGCTGGCTGGGGGAGCGCGTTTGGGGAGTTCATGAACGCGGGCTCCGGGAACGCGGTGCCGTACGCCATCAACGCCGGGCAGATGGTTCCGGACGCCATCAAGAATGCGGCTCGGGGTGGTGACGTCACGATGGATCAGCGGCATCCAGCTTGGTTTGCTGCGGCGCCAGGGCTCTCTGTGGTGGCGGGCTTGCTGTCGAGAGCAACGGATGCCGCCGCATCAGCCGGCGCAAACTTCCAAAACAAAGACCGCGTGCGGCTGGGCGAAACCCCCATTCTCGACCAGCCTGACGGCACAACGCCCAGCGACTACAAGGTGTACCGCAACAACGAGCAGAAGTTTGCAGATGCGCTCAAGCCCTACCCTTCGCAGAATATCGTGAATGCAGGCTGGCGCGCATCCGGCCTGCCAGCCCTGACCGGCATGGAATCGGCTCCTGCGTTTGCCGGCGACGCTCTCGACACCAGCCTGGACATGCTTGATCCCACGATGATGGCGGAGCTTGGATTGCAGGCCGCCAAGATCGGGGCTAAGTGGCTTCCAAGACTTCTGGCTAAAGAGGCCGTGCCGGAGGCGGCAGTCGAGAGTGGCATCAGGTCGATGCTGCCGTCGCCAGAAAGCCCTGATCGCGACAGGCCGCGTCAGGCCTACCAGCAGGCTCTTGACTCGCTGGCTCCGTACGGCAGCTACTTCACTACCCCAAAGCCCGACGAGCAGGTCGACAATGACGCCCACTGGAGTGCAGTGCGTGACGTTGAGCTGAGCGACAAGCCGCAGAGCATCTCCAGCGAGCTGCACCGCGCCTACAACCGGCCGTCGCCCGCAATGCCGAAGTTCGGGACCACTCCGCGCTTCTAGCAAAAACACGGGTAGATACAGCGCGCGCGAGATATATGCTGCGCTCAGGCACTGCCCGACCATAAACGATAAGGAAGCCGTTATGTCAGACGAAGAGATGCTCGATGCGTCCGGCCCTGTAGAGGTTTCGCAAGATGTCTCCAGCGAGCCAGCTGCTTCGTCGCCTCCACCGGCGGCGCCAGCGCCACAGCAGGCCCAACAGCAGGACGTCTGGTCCGCCTTTAAGTCTTTGCCTGAGTTCAAAGGGCAGGACGACCGCGCGATTGCTAGCCGCCTATACGCAACGCTTGAACGAGAAAAAGCGTCTTCAAAAACTCTCCAGCAATACCAGCAGCTCCTCCCCTACACCCAAGAGTACCTAAGCAATCGCGAGCCGTACCAGCAGTGGCTGCAGCAGCGCGATCAGGCAGCTCGTCCGGCGCAGCAGCCGCAGCAGCCGGCCAAGCCTGAGCCCAAGAGCTGGTGGAATCCGCCTGAGGTCCGCGAGAGCTACAAGCAGTACCTAGTCCGCGACGATAACGGCCGCGAGACGATCTCTCCGGACGCTCCGCTCGATGCGCGTCATGCCCTGTACGAGTTCCAGAAGTACAAGGCGGACTTTGCCCAGCGGTTTCTGAGCGATCCGCAGGCGGCTTTGGGGCCGATGGTCGAGCAGGTCGCCTCCGACAGGGCTCGCGAGATCGTTGATGCGCAGATGCTTGAGGCTGCGCAGACGGGCTTCGTGTCCCGACTGGAGCAGGAGAACAAGGACTGGCTCTACGAACCAGACGGAAAGACGCCTACCCGTGAAGGCCAGATGGTGAAGTATTTCACCGACATGGCGGCACAGCGCGGCATCGGCGCCAACCCAGAAGAGCGCTGGGAATGGGTGTGCGACAAGGTCGAGCTTGAGCTTTCGCGCGAGATCATGGAAGCGAATGCGTCAAACCAGCGCCAGCAAGCGTTTGCTCCAGTCGCACAAGCACCTGCTCAGCAAGCTCCTCTAGTCCCCGCAGCAGCTCCTGCGCAAGTTCCTCCGGCACAAAACCAAGCGCAGAAGGACATAGATTATCTGCGTAGGGAGGCGAGTCGGAACCCAAGCAGGTCAGCACCTTCAACGGATCCGCGCGCGCCCAAAGGCCCGATGACATTTGAACAACGTCTCAAGAGCCAAATGGCGCGAGACGGCATAGCCTGAAAGGTAACAAATGGCGAGTAGCACTGACTGGGCCCGGACAATTGGTACGACCTTAGTAACGCATTTGCGCGAAGAGGAGCTCTCCACGTTCCGCCAGTTCAAAGTCTTTGCCGCGCTTGAAGCAAACGGCAAGGTCTCAATGAATCAGGGAGGAAGGGGATTCGACTGGCAGGTCAGATATCGAAATCAGCCTGTGACGTCGAACAATGGTGAGTCGCCCCGAGTCTTCGCGCGTCAGAATCTCTGGCAGCGAGCCAACCTTCCGTATCGCGGTTACAGCGTGACGGATCAGGTGACAAAGCGCGAGATGCTTGAGAACAGGGGCGCTCAGGCGCTCGTTGACGTGGCCGGCAAGATGGCGAGCCGTCTGCAAGAGTCGATGCAACAGCACCTTAGCTTTGAGGTTTACAACGACGGTTCGGCCACCGGCAATGAAAACCGATGGCACGGCCTTGAGTCGATCTTCGCAATCGACGGCACGGTCAACGTGAACGACGGCACCAAGCGAACCGCCAACGCTGCCGACCCGTTTGGATGGGCGGCTGACACGTACGCCGGTCTTAGCACGCAGCTCGGCTACATCGCCGGCTCGCAGCTGGCCGCTGGTTCGTGGCCCTACGTTCCGACAGATCCGGAGTACGACTACTACTCTCCCCTGATCTGCAATTACACCAGCACCTACTTCAAGGGCGCTACGGCAACCTGGAAGGATCAGTGCATCGAAGCGATCCGTGAGGCCGTCAATTACGCCAAGCGGAACGACACGAAGGAAGACAAGATCGACATGATCATGCTCGACCGGAAGCTGTACGTGCAGTTCCTGGCCCGGCTTGATTCGCGCGAGCGAGCCATCGTGTCGAAGGCCAGTGGTCTTCGCAGCTACGGCTTCGGCGATGTCGTGGAAATCGACGGAATCGAAGTGTCGACGGAATATGCGGTTCCAGCCGGCGTTGGCTACGGTCTTTCGATCGGCAACATGGAGCTGAAGTGCATGGAAGGTCAGCTGATGACGGCAGAGGGACCGTTCTACAACGAAGAGCTACAAAGCCACCGCTACGCGGTGTCGGTGCTTGCCAACATCAAGCTGAAGTCCCCACGTAACTTTGTGAAGTTCCAGGCGATTGCCTGATCCTACGAAAGGAAAACATGAGCACTCTGACTGCAGATCCTGGCTTTGGTCGCGGGCAAGTTCTAGGGATTCTCTGGAAGGCCTACGACGCGGAAAACGGTGACGGCTCTCACGTTCTGGGCGTTCGCAAGACGTTCCTTGACGAGAACCCCGTCTCCAAGCAGACGCTGTCCCAGCGGACGGTCGACTGCATCTGCGTCAAGAACACCTCCGGTGCGGCCCTCCTGCCCAAGACGGTCGCAAAGTTTGCGGCCGGCTCGCTGACGTCGGTGGACGGTTCGGCCGACAACACGTCGATTCTCATCGGCGTTGTTGACGAGTACCTGCCCGCTGCTGGCGTCCCTAACGGCGAAGTATTCTGGCTGGCCGTGAGCGGCCCGTCGGAAGCACTGAAGACCTCTGGCACTGGCACGGCCATCTCGGCCGGTGCTCTGGTGGCTGCGAGCTCGACGGCTGGAAAGATTGCTGCTGGCACCAGCCCGCAGTTGGGCACCGCTCTGGCCGCCGCCGTTGTGGGCGACACCAGCGTTCGGGTGCTGCTGAAGAGCAACGCTGCCTGATCGGCGGCAACGTCTCATTCGGGGCGCCCGTCGGGATAACACTCGACGGGCGCCCTTTTTCTTATGTCTAGCGATACCAAACCTTGCACTGATTGCGGCAAGATCTTCCCCAGCAGCGCTGAGCATTTCAAGCGCCGCAAGGACGGTTCTCTTGACATACGCTGCCTTCGCTGCCGCGCCGACAAGATGCGGGGCAAGCGCAAGGCCCAGCAGTCCACCACGCTGCGGGACATCGAAGTGGGGGCCGTCGCTTCTTTTGTTAGCGCTGCGTCGACCGGCGGACAGAACATCCCGCATAGCTCTGAGCTGCTCGAAAGGCTCATGGAGTATTTCGGTGGAACCAGCGGATTCTCCTCTCTCCTGGTCAAGCAGTTCTTTGACAGCCCTCCAGGAGGCGCTGCAAGGACAAAAATGCTTGAGGCAATCGTCCGACTGGTGGTCAAGAACACGGACGCAGGCGGGGCTAAGAAGCCACTGGGGCTATGGTCTGAAGAGGAACTCGAAATCGAGCTAGACGGGCGCCTGCGAGTGCTGGCAGCCACTATGGTCAGAGGGAGGATTGTCGATGGGACGCCAGCGCAAGAAGCCACAAGCACCACCGCCGTTGCCGTCCGTAAAAAAGCAGACAGGGTACGAAGCCGACCGCCTGCGCGAAATACAGGCGGAGCTCGCAGATCGAAGGATCGAAGCGCTAAGGCTTTACCAGCCGACTCCGACGCAGGCTGAGATGCACGCCAGCACGGCGAGCGAAGTGATCGTTCTCGGCGGCAATCGGTCAGGCAAGTCGCTGTCTACGTTTGTGGAGGATGCTCGCGCGGTTACCGGGACTGATCCGCACGGCAAGTATCCAGAGAAAGACGGCACGCTCGTCATCGTCGGCCGGGACTGGAAGCATATCGGAATGGTCGTGTGGCCCTGCTTGTTTCGTGCCGGTGCGTTCAAGATGATCCGCGACCAGGCCACCGGCAAGTGGCGGGCCTACAACCCAGCGACCGACAGTGCCCGCTCTGCAGAAGCTAAGCCAGCGCCGCCGCTCATCCCGCCGAGAATGATCAAGAAGATAAGCTGGCTGCTTAAGAGCGCCCGCTACATACAGTCCGTCGAGTTGACCACCGGATGGACCATCTACTGCTTCTCCTCAGAGGGAGAGCCTCCGCAGGGATTCGCCGCAAACAGGGTACATATAGACGAAGACTTGAGCTCAGAGGCGTGGCTCCCCGAAATGCAGGCTCGCCTTGCCGACCGTAAGGGAGTGCTGTGCTGGAGTGCGATGCCACACTCTAAGAACGACTCGCTTCAGGGCCTGGCTGAGCGAGCAGACAATGCTGTTCAGGCCGGGATCGAAAAGCCTGACATCGTCAAGTTTGTGCTTAAATTCCTAGATAACCCGCACATCGACCAGGACGAGAAGCGCAAGAACCTTGAGCGGTGGGCGGCTCTTGGCGAAGAGGTGCTCAGGATGCGTAGCGACGGTGAGTTTGTCACCGACTCGATCATGTGCTACCCGTCCTTCAGCATGACAGTGCACGGGTACGACCGCAGCGAACTGCCGCAGAATGTTGTGCCAAGCGACTGGAGCCGGTACGCCGTGATAGATCCGGGTCATGCCGTCACGTCCGTTCTGTTTGCCGCTGTTCCGCCGGACGACTCGATGGTGCTGGTGTACGACCAGCTCTACATCCGGCAGTGCAACGCCGTGATCTTCGGAGAGAAGTTTGCAGAAAAGGTCAGAGGCCAGTCTTTTCACGCCTTCATTATCGACATGCACGGCGGGCGGATCAGAGAAATAGGCTCAGGCCGCTTGCCGGTCGAGCTCTACACGGAGCAGCTGCGCAAGCACAACGTCTCCAGCGCCGTGACAGGCTCCAGCTTTCTGGCCGGCTGCGACGATATTGCAGCGCGTATGGCAGCCGTCCAGAACTACATGCACATCAGGCCAATCGGCACACCCACACTGCGCATATTGCGCAATAGCTGCCCCGATCTTGAGCGCGAAATGAAGCGCTACAAGAAGAAGGTCAACTACATGGCGGGCACTTACATCGTCACCGACCAGCCCAATACGCGCGGAGAAGTTCACGCCTGCCAGTGCCTTGAGTATCTCTGTGCGTACCGCCCTAAGTACCACAAACCAAAGGTCGAGATAAAGGAAGAGCCATGGTACGTTGACTGGGCGCGCCGGAGACGCAAGCAGCGCAACGGCGATGGTTACATCTACTTAGGCCCCGCTTCAGGAAATAACAATGACAGCCGCCTCTGACTTTGTTCATCCGATTGTTCGCTTGGGCGACATGGTGTACTGGTACAACGACCCCATGAACCCTGCCGACCCGCAGGTGGGCTGGGTCTGCCGTCGTCCGGGAGTAAACACTGTCACCATCCTTGTGTTCGCGCCCGACAGTGGCTTTCTTGAGAAGCCCAGCGTCCGGCATCGCGACGATCCCGGCCTGTCCGAGAACGTCATGTGGCGCACATGGGGTTGCTGGGAGTTCAGTCCGATGAGCAAGGAACTGGCACGCCTGCGCGAGATGACATCGAACATGGCGATTAACTTTGAACGAGAGGCCAAGAAGTCTCATGGATCTAAGTGACCCTGCGGAAGACATGCTGCAGCCGCCAAGCAACGACACAGGCGAAGACGTCCTGAAGTCGATAGCAGCTACGTGGCTGAAGAAGATCGAGCTGGCCGTAAAGCACAAGCGCCCATTCACTCTGGACGCTCGGGAGGCTATGGACTTCTTTGACGGACCACATAACTGGTTCTGGAAGAACGAATACTCCCACAGTCAGTCTGGATACAACCGCTCGATCAGTCCGCCGGGATTTCGGATGCAGGTCAATCGCGTGTTTGAGGTGGTTAAGCTGTTCTCCAGCGTTCTGTACCATCGAAACCCGGTCCGTACGGTGACGTCTAAGAAATACCCGGAGATACCGCCGGAATCGCTGGGAATGGACCTGAACGACCCGAACGTCCAGCAGCAGCTGCAGATGACCATGCAGCAGTCGGAGAGTCAGAACCTGATCCGCGCTGTGGTAGCAAAGCTCTTGGCGGCGTATTTGAACTACACGCCGAACGAGCTGGATCTCAAGACCCACAGCCGACGGGTCGTGGACGAAGCCATCATCAAGGGCGGCGGCGTCTGGTGGGTAGAGCTGGTGACCGATCCAGGCTCTCAGCAGAACATGATCGGAAGCTTCGCAGACTCGGTAGACAACCTGTTCCTAGACCCAGACGCTACAGAGATTGAGGACATCACGTGGTGCGCACGCCGCTGCATCCATCCAGTGGACGTAGTCGCTAAGCAGTACAACGTGGACGTCGAGCGCCTGCGCGGCTCTCTCGACAGCCGCGATACTCCAGAGAACGAAGACTACTCGTACGTGAACGACTCCAGTCAGTCGAACTCCCGTAGGGTTGGCAAGACAAACGACTTGATGACCTACTACAAGATCTGGTCTAAGACCGGATTCGGCGACAGGCTCAAGGATTCTCCTAAGGACCAGCGCGGATCGTTCGACGGCATTGGCGACAACGCCTACATCGTGGTCGCTCGCGGCGTGCCGTTCCCCCTGAACGCACCTCCGGAGATGCTAGAGCAGCAAGTAGACGAACAGACTGGCGTGCCGCAGTCGATGTTTGCCGGCGTGCAGTGGCCCATCCCGTTCTGGGCGGAGGCTAACGGCTGGCCGTTCAAGATGCTGGCGTTTCACCGCAAGCCAGGTCAGGTGTGGCCCATCTCGCACATTAAGCCGGGCGTGGCAGAGCTTAGATTCCTCTGCTGGGCGTTCTCGTTCCTTGCGCAGCGGGTAGCCACTAGCTGCGAAACACTGATTGGCGTGAGTAAGGCAGCCGACCAGGACATCAAGGATCAGATACTGGCGCACAGTGAGGGCGGCTTCAAGATCATCGAGCTGAGCGAGATTCTGGGCCGCAGCGTCAACGACGTGATCAGCGTTTTCCAGACGCCCAATGTCTCGTCTGAGTTGTTTCAGGTCATCGAAGCCGTGACCGAGATGCTCGAAAAACGACTCGGCCTGACGGAGCTGGTTTACGGCATGACCAACAAGCAGATCAGGTCTGCCACAGAAGCCAGCGTCAAGCAGGAGCAGATCAACATTCGGCCTGACGACATGGCGGAATGCGTCGAGAACTGCATGACAGACGTCGCCCGAATGGAGGCGCTGGCTGCTAGATGGCTGCTGTCCCCAGAGGACGTCGCTCCTGTGATCGGTCCTCTGGGCGCGCTGGCGTGGGGCCAGCACGTATCGAGCATGGAGCCTATCCAGGTAGCGAAGGAGTTCGACTACCGGATCGAAGCCGGAAGCGCGAGAAAACCGAACAAGGCAACGAAGCAGGATCAGATGTCTGCGGCCTTGCAGAATCTAGGCCCTGTTCTGAGCGGCCTGATTCAGGCTGGCATAGTCGAGCCGTTCAACGCGTTAATCAAGGACTGGGCGGACAGCTTGGATCTCGATGCGACGCCGTACATGGTTCCTCTGCCGCCGCCACCAATGGCACCTCCCGGAGCCCCAGCCCCTCAGGATCCTAGTGCGCCGATGCCTCAGGCGGGAGGCCCGCAGGCGCCGCCGCCCCCGCCTCCGGGCCCGCCACCACCGGACGCGCAGCAGCCGATGCCTGTTCCTCCTCAGATGCCGCAGGAGCTCTTGCCTTGATTCCAGCATCCGTCACCCGAGCCGGCGCAGAAGCAGTCGCCACCTACAGCCGCAGCCTGCGGGCTGGAGGATCTGAGAAGTTTGCAGAGATGTGTGCTCTTCAGCAGCCTCCCGGCCTCAAGGGCATGGATCGGACGCTCATGGAGGGCAGGTATGGCGAGCAGTGGCTAGACGCGATGCCAAAGGGGCTGGCGACTCGCATGACGCAGGAAGCCCGCAAGGCCGGCATCAACATCAGCGGAAAATTCTACATGGGCGGGCTGGCAGACAAGCGCGGCCACTTAGATCCGGCGGCGTGGATCGACAGCGTCGCGGACATAAAGAAGGTGGCTGAGCAGCGGGATCTGCACGTCAGCGGCATTGTGGAGCATACCCCTCCACAAAAGCCGCCCAAGCGCAGCGTTGACATAGCCCCTGACATCCTGCGCGAGAACGTCCGAAAGGAACTGAGGGCCAACCCGAACCTGTCTCGCGGGGAAGCCACTGAACGGGTCAAGGATCGGATCGTCCCGAACTGGAAGAAAAAGAAGGGCTAAGTCATGCCGTTGCAGCTTGAACACAAGTCTTCAGTCAACTCTCCCGTGACGTTTGCGTCGACCGCTGCCACTACAGCCAAGCTGCCGTACGGCGCTGTGGGCGGCGCAACGGCGATCGTGACGGCAGTCAGCGGCGCAACGACTCTGTCGTGGTACGTGGGCTCCGGCACCGAGACCACGCTGTATCCGGCCTACAACGCCAGCGGCGCAATCACCACCACGATCGCAGCCGGCCGGGCCTACAAGGTGCCCGACGAGCTATTCGCCGCACCATTCATCGCAGCCGTCACCGACTCCGGTACGGCTACTGTCATTCTCTGCGTAAAGGGGTAAGTCTTGGCTAACACTATCAGGATCAAACGTCGCACCAGCGGAGCCACCGGCGCCCCGTCGTCTCTCGCTAACGCAGAGCTCTGCTTTAACGAGATGGATTCGACGCTCTATTACGGGAAAGGCACCGGCGGGTCCAACGGCTCGGCCACTTCGGTAATCGCGATCGCGGGGGATGGCCTGTTCGCGACAAAGTCGTACGTGACCTCAGCCATCTCTGGTGCTACGCCAGCCGGATACGCACTTCTGAGCGGCGCATCCTTCACGGGCGACGTCACTATCGCCGGCACGCTAACCGTCAACGGAACGGTTGAGACAATCAACTCGACAACCGTCACCGTCTCAGACAAGAACATCGAGATTGGCACGGTCGCCAGCCCGACCAATACGACGGCGGACGGTGGCGGCCTCACGCTCAAGGGCACTACGGACAAGACGCTCACGTGGGTCAACTCTACGTCGGCCTGGACTAGCAGCGAAGACTTTAACCTGCTGACCGGAAAGACGTTCAAGATCAATAACGCCTCCGTGCTGTCCAGCACGACGCTGGGATCGGGCGTCACAGGCTCCAGCCTGACGGGCGTGGGCACGCTTACCGCCGGCACCTGGAACGCATCGGCAGTTCAGCCAGCCTATGGCGGAACTGGTCTGACAAGCGTTGTAACCGGCCTTCTTAAGGGCAACGGCACGGTGTACGCGGTTGCCACCGCTGGCACCGACTACCTGAGTCCGTCTGACACCATCGACGGGGGTTCCTACTGATGGCAAACGCCATTCGCCTGAAGCGCAGCGGTACGGCCAGCAGCGTGCCGCAGACGACTGACTTGCAGTTGGGGGAACTTGCCCTGAACTACAACGACGGCAAGCTGTACTACAAGACGGCAGCTGGCGCTATTTCGGCTATTGCCAACGGCATTGCTCCGGTGACCAGCGTCGCCGGACGCACGGGCACGATCGTACTTACCGCCTCCGATATTTCATCCGGCCTGGCGACCGTAGCTACCAGCGGATCCGCAAGCGATTTGAGCGCTGGCACTTTGCCTGCTGCCCGACTGCCGACAACTGCGGTTCAGACTGTCACCACTGGAATCACGGGCGCCACGACTGTGACAAACATCGTCCAGTTGACGCAGGCGCAATACAACGCAATCTCGTCTCCTGTATCGACTACGCTCTATGTAATCGTGGGGTGACGCATGGCGATTAATGCCGGTACGTCAACTCCGTCGGCCTACAAGATGGGCTCATCGACCGTAGCGGCGGTCTATTGCGGCTCCACGAAAGTGTGGCCCACAGCGTCTGTTCCGGGCGCACCGTCCAACGTGCTTGGCACGGCCGGCAATGCACAGGTGTCTTTGTCTTGGACTCCATCGCCATCGAGCGGTGACCGTGCACCCACCGACTACACGATCCAATATTCATCCAACAGCGGCAGCACGTGGACCACGTTCTCACGCTCCGCGTCTACATCAACAAGCGCGACTGTCACCGGACTGACCAACGGAACGGCGTACGTGTTTCACGTTGCTGCGGTGAATAGCGCGGGAACATCGAGCTACTCCACCAACAGCTCGTCCGTCACGCCATCTAGCGGAGGCGGCGCCCTAATAGCCATCGCTCGCAACAATGGCACAAGCACGTTCACTGGCGCTGGCACAACAGCAAGCCCCTATGTCAGAACGGCTGGCTATGACTTGGACGCCGCCGATGGCCTCAGCCACTACACCTGGACTGCGAGCGGATCAGCAACCGTCACGCTCACATGGACACATTCCGACGATGACTCAAACGGTAACTACTCAATAATCAAAAAGAATGGGACCATCGTCTACACTGGCCTCAATAACGCGACGTTCACGAGAACCGTGTCGGTTGTGTCGGGCGATGTCGTAACAATCACAGCAAATTATCTACCGACACAATACGTCTCAAGCGTAAGCGTGTCCGCAGCCTAAGGCGAGTAGAACAAATATGGCCGACTACCTCCGCATCATCCCTGCGTCCAGTAACAGCGCGGGTTTTCAACCCGCGCCAAACGAGATCCAGACTGGCGAACTAGCGCTGAACACGGCCGATGCGGTGCTGTATACAAAGACGCCTGAGGGTACGGTCGTGCCTATTGTCGGAGGTACCGGAGCGTCGGGCTCTGCGGGCGGCGACTACGGGTACTACGCAGGTGCGCCAGACCCGCAGGCTCCTGCTGCGCTTGCGGTCAGTATTGTTAACGGCACAGTCAGGCTGTCGTGGCCTCCCGCGCAAACGAGTCAAGGCGCATGCAGCCAGGATCAGGGCAGTGAGAATGAAGATACCTATTGGATGATTGAAACCGGTGAGTGCGGAGGTACAAATTGGACGTTTGTTGCGCAGGTTCCACTGAACAGGTACGACCTCATACTCGACGCTGTGCCTAAGGTGGCAGCAAAATATTGCATCAGTCGGGTGACCGGGCGCCCTCCCAAACACAGCATGAACACCTACGCCTCTGTTGGATGCGACGGGGTAGACCCGCCGGTGGTTGATCCGCCGCCGCCAGTTAACCCTCCACCACCGCCGTATAAACCTCCAGTAATTTATCCGCCGCTGCCGCCGACGCAACCACCGCAACCGCCGGTGGTTGATCCGCCGCCGACTAACCCACAGCTTGACACCAGGCAAGGATGGCAGTGCTTCGGGAACGTGACGGCCGGCCAGACCATCAACATCACTGCCAGCGGAACAGTGATGTTCAAGGCGGCAGCGGACCAGTACGGTCCGCCATACGCCAGCCCGGACGGTATTACAGGTTCGACGTACAACGCACCGGACGGAATTGCTCCAGGATTTTACTATGGCGCATGCAGCTACAGCGCAGCATTGCGCCACATGGCGATTATTGGCACGATCGGCATCGAGAACACTGGTACTACCAAAATTGCTGGAACCACATTTTTGGTAGGGAGCAGCTACTCGGCCACTGCGACTAGATCAGGCGCGCTGTGCCTTAGAGTCAACGACACCTGTCAAAGCGACAACTCCGGCTCGTTTAACGTCATGATCGATTTGGGAGTCAATCCGGCACCATGAAGCCAATTCAATTCAAAAGGTCGTGCATCTCCGGAGTCAAGCCGACGTCGTGCGAGCTTGAAGAGGGCGAGATCGCGCTCAACCTTGCAGACAAGGTCGCCTACAGCAAGGACTGCGACGGCAAGGTTGTCGAGATAGCCGGCGGAATCCCTGATGAAATCAATGGCGGGAAGTATACGGGAAAGTGCGATCCGACTGTTGCAACGGTGTGCTTGTCGAGCGAAATCACGCTTCCGGCGACCTCCGGCGCTGGCTGGGGCGTTCCTATCTACAAGAACACCGGCAAATACTTCAACGCAGGCGACCTCATTACAGTGGCCGCTCGCGGCTGCACGTCGTGCGTGCCTGGCTCCTGCCTCTCTGGTCCGGACGGATTTGATTCTAATCGTTCGCCGGAAACTAACTGGATGCGGCTTACAGGCGTGCTCGATTCGCGAAACTCAGTGCAGCTCACCGGGACTGAGGTCACCGACTCGTTTACTGTGGGCAGTTCGTATTCGCAACCGGCAGCCACATCAGGCTATTTGTATCTCGGCATATACGACGGCGACTACACAGACAACTTTGGAAATTACTGCGCTGCTGTGTCTGGCGGGTCAGATATCGTAGCCGGCCCGGTGGCGGCGGCGTCGACTGTGACGCTCACCCAGCAGCCGCAAAACGTGACGGCGGCAAATGGCGTTGCGGTGATGTCTGTTGCCGCAACGGCAAGCTCTGGAACGCTTACGTACGGCTGGCAATGGTACAACGACGGCGTTGGCTGGGTGCCGGTGGCCGACGGCGCAGGAGGCGTGTGGTCGAGTGCCACCGGCTCATCGAGCAACACGCTTAGCGTTACGGGCCTTCGCAGCGTTGCGCAGTTCCGCGCCGTCGTAGCAACAAGCACTGCTGTTCCTGTGGTGAGCGCCATATCGACCGTCACTCCGCAGGCGGCCTCCAATCCATACGTGTCTACGATAACGATCAGCAGTCAGCCAACGAGCAGCTCGCCTTCCAGCGGCGTGGTCAATGTGTCGGTTGTCGCAACGGCCACCTATGGAACTCTTGCATATCAGTGGCAGTCGTACAACTCCGGATGGGTGTCGGTGGTCAATGGCTCTGGGGCTGGCTGGTCGTCTGCTTCTGGCGCTACCACATCTACTCTGTCTATCACTGGGCTGACGTCTGCTACTCAGTTCCGTTGCGTCGTCAGCACGGTGGGCAACACGGCAGCGCCGGTTTCTTCATCCGCCATCACCGTGTCCGCCGCCGTGACGCCAACGTCTACCGTCACAATCACCAGCTCGCCATCGGGCGCGTTCGCTAGCGGCGGAGTTGGATCTCTCACCGTTGCCGCTACCGCCAGCGCAGGAACACTGACGTACCAGTGGCAGCTGCACCTCACTGACGGAAGTTGGATTGTCGTCAGCAACAGCTCTACGCAGTTCTATACGTCCGCGTCTGGGTGGAACACGGCAACTCTGACCATCACAGGCCTCAAGTCGTCCGCAGAGTTCCGGTGCGTGGTTGCCACCAGCACGGCTACTCCAGTTGTGAGCAACAGCGCTTTTGTGTCCTAGTAGGTACAGCCAATGACTCGCATCATCATCAAAAGCAATTCAAACGCCGGCGCAGCGCCTTCTCCGTCAGAGCTTGCGGTTGCCGAGCTGGCAATCAACACAGCTGACGGCAAGCTGTACACAAAGCTCGCCTCCGGCACAGTGACGCAAGTAAGTGGATCGTCGTCGTCGTCAGGAGTCTCAAGCTCCAGCGGAGACTCAGACGGCGGGACGTACACCGACAACATCATATCGCCGGTTGATTGCAGCACGCTTCCGATTTGTGGCCTTGTGGATGGGGGGAATTTCTGATGCCGTCCGCGATTGCACGCATACAGCTTCGTCAGGGACTATCGTCAGATTGGGTTACCTCCAATCCGGTCTTGGCCTCCGGCGAGCCTGGAGTCGAGAGCGACACGCTCAAGATCAAGGTCGGAGACGGTTCGCGAGTATGGAACCAGCTTCCGTACGTCGGAGACTCTGGCCTGGCTGGCACGTTTGTAACTAGCGTCAACGCCAAGACGGGAGCTGTGCAGCTGCTGCCGGCAGATCTTCCGGGACTGGCGGGTTTCATCAAGACTGTTGTCTCGCAGACCATCGCTCCTGGAGCCAATGTTGGCATTTCAGAGCTTACAGCCGACGGCAAGCTGACGATCTCTGCGTCCGGATCGGGCACGGGGACTGGAGGCGGAACCGTTACGTCCATTGGCGTCACTAGCCTCAATGGAAAGGCGGGCGTTCTTTCTCTGATCGGCAAGAACGGCGTCACCGTCGACGCCACCGCTCCGGCGGGCGAGATCGACATCGGCGTCACCTCCGGCGGAACGTGGACTGGCGATCCACTCCTTCCGTCGGTGCCGTCCGACGTTGGCGGACGGCCCGGAAACGGGCTAGTCAATTTGTCCTGGACGTCGTCTAGCGGCACTCCCGCCGCCACCTCCTACACTGTCCAATACTCGTCCAATTCGGGCGGCAGTTGGACGACATACGGCGACACAACCGGCTCCACATCCGCCTTAATGGTGTCGGGCCTAGCCAACGGTACCGATTACGTCTTTCGCGTTCGTGCCGTAGCGGCATCGGGCGTAAGCGGCTGGAGCGCAGCGTCTCCTCCGCTGGCGCCGCAGACTCCTGACGTCGATCCCGTAGAGATTACGCTATCGGCGAAGTCGATTAAGGAAAACAATGCGATAGGCGCCGTGATCGGCACGCTCAACGCCATTAATCCGGACGCCAGCGCCACCCACACCTTTGCGATTACGGGCGGAGCTAACGCAGCCAATTTCAGCATCACAGGGAACGTGCTAAAGGCAGCGGCTGTGCTTGCGGTCTCTACGGGCGTCAGCCGTGTCGTCACGATTACGGCAACTAGCTCGTCCAGCCGCACGCTAAGTCAGACGTTTACGATTACTGTCGTTTCGGTAGCGGCCGTTCCGGGCACGCCAACCGGTCTGTCCGCGTCTCTAGGTGCTGTTGACAGCGCTGGAGCGACCGCGCTCGTCTCATGGACTGCACCTGCGGACAACGGCGCTGCAATCACGTCTTATCTTGTTCAGCTCAAACGCACGACCGAAACAGAGTGGAGCGAAGGGCCAGCCGTCGAAACCGATACGACATGCGTGCTGGATCTTCTGGATTCGGCGACCACGTACAACGTGCGAGTCTCAGCCATCAACAGCGTTGGCGGAGGGGCATTCGCCAGCACTACTGTCACCACCGGCAAGGCCATCATCACGTTCACCCGTCAGCCTAAAAATATTACGTCGTCCGACGGAACGGCTTCATTCACAGCAGAGGCAACAAGTAGCGGTCCTGGCGATATTTCGTACCAGTGGCAGAGGCTGTCTGCTCTCGGAGCATGGGCAGACCTGGCGTCCGAAACCACAACCACCCTGTCGCTGAGCACTGTTGGCTACCAGGACGACGGCGCCAGATTTCGCCTAAGGGCGACGTCGCCCGACGCTAACGCTACTGTCAGCGATACGGCCGTCCTTGCAGTTCTTCTTCCGCTGTGGCGGAAGACCGACTCGTCTGAGGCCGGCGGTCTCAATTGGGCTGCAAGCGACGGCACTAATGTGGTTGCCTTCTCTCTTGGTGGCGCCAATAGACCACTGCCCTACACCACAAACGACGGAGCGGTGTTTCAGGACGGTCAAGGCAGTATTAACGGCTTCGACAGCCTTACTAACATATACGTCGTCGGCGCAGCGTCTAAGGGCTTTATGATTCGCGTAGTCGGAAATAACTCGCCCGTCAGGCAATATGTCGTTGACTATGTTGCGTTGTATTGGTCTGCAGACGGCCTTACGTGGCTTGCAACAAACACGCAGCACCCAATGCAGGCCGGCATAGCTGCCAGCACTGCTGGGTTTTATGGATGGACTTCTGGGGATGCCATGAACCCGTCGTACGCATACAGATCTACCGACGGCCTAACGTGGACGCCAGCGCCTGTTCCATCGCCGTTGGGAATCACAATGCGGTACGTGAGAATTGTCGGCGCGGGCTCCAACCTTGTGGCGTGGAGCCCCAACCCAAACCCTGCCGGAACTGCCGGCTTGTGGGTCTCCGCCAACGCAGGACTAACGTGGACGGCCAAAACTCTGCCGCCTAAGGTGACAGGAAAATTATGGACTGCTTCGGCATACGCAGGGGGAAAATTCTTTCTGTTTACTGTTGGCAATCAATATGCCGTCACTAGCAACTTTACCAGCTGGCAGACAAAAGCCCTGCCGTTTACAGACACCTTTAGCATGGCGGCGGCGTCGCCCGACGGAAAAGTTATCGCCGTCGTTGGCGACCGAGCGGCTGCTGCCGTATGCACGGACACTACCGCCGAAACGTGGGCACTGGAGACGATGCCAATCGCCGGCTCGGGGCTGTCAGCAATTGCTGCATCCTCTTCTACGATGATTTGCATCGGCGGAATGCAATGCTGCGTGCGAACTCTTTCCCAGACTAATACCGTCACATCGTATAACTGCGTTAGCGGCGCCTGCATGCCGATATCAGGCACTGGCGGTACGTATGCGACTTTGCTGGCGTGCAAGACGGCGTGCGCCAATCTCACCAAGTCCTACAACTGCGTAAACGGAGTATGCACTGAAGTCGCTGGGACTAGCGGTACCTACAAAAACTTAACGCTGTGCCAGCTTGCATGCGCCGTGTCCACTAAATCGTATAACTGCGTTAGCGGCAAATGCACGGAAGTCGTTGGGAGCGGTGGAACCTATGCTACGCTTCTGGCGTGTCAGGTGGCGTGCGAGACAGCGGCAAACACCTACGACTGCATCGAAGGGACGTGCACGGAGGTGATAGGGCCGGGCGGTGGGTACACCACGCTTGCGGATTGCAAGGCGGATTGCTCGCAACCGCCTCCCCCATCGAACCCCACCTCTGACTACCGGATACTCTTTGCTACGTGGCGGCATGAGACGGTTGGGAAGCCCCCGTGCTTTAACAAGGCTCTCGGCTCGTGGGACGTGACAGGTCTTAGCCTGAGTGCGTGTCGCGTGTCGTGGCCGGCCGGGTCTGTGTCGTACAGCCGGTACCAGGTTGACTACAAGAGAGGGGCTGCGTGGGAGCCACTCGCGATCGCCAACAGCGATACGGCGGGCTTTAAGCTCTACACAGCCGGCACGCTCAAGGGGCAGTGTTATCCTGCCGCAACGACGCCAGGCGTGCAGCCTTACTCCCTACGGCCAGTGTCGGACAACTCGTTTGACATCTACAATCTAGAGCGCATTTTGAAGAAAGGTCTAGCAGCCCGTGTTTTCAAGTTGCTTCCGGACACCCCCGCCGCCCGGTCTGAGCTGGCAGCCGCTAGCATAGCGCTGAACGCCGCGAATGCCGTGCAGGTAAGTTCGCTGAGTGCGTCGTTCACAACGCAGTTGTACGCCCAGTTTAGAATCACGTTCTATCTTTCCACTGGCGACACGTACGTCGAGTACATCACCCTTCCGGCTGTTGACCTGGACCCCGTCACGGGGACAACGCCCGTCGTAGAGCCGGGCGCTCCGGCCGGCTTGACCACTCCGGTGTGGACTCGCGAAGTTAACGCTGCTGCCTGCTGGGACGTAGCTACCGTGTCGTGGACAGCCCCCGCCACGCCGTCGGGAGAGGTGCGTGTGGAATACCTCATTCCGGGATCGGCCGCTCACACAATCAACGCGCCGACGGGAGCGTGGCGCGCTCCTGCGACGGCCGACAGGTGGGCTCCGCTGCCAGTTAGCGCTGCTCCGTGCCTTCCCGGCCAGCATCCGTCGACTATTGTCCCGAGTATCTGCGTGTCGCCGCAAACGTGGGCGTCGTGCATTTTCTCCGAAAACTCAGTCAAGATCTATAAGTACGCCGGAAAGGCCACCGGAACTTGCGCTGCCCGAGCGACCGGTCAATCTAAGATATTCCGACTTATGTTCGTCGGTGGCGGCGGCACAGGGCCGTCAACGCGGTTTACCGTCACTACGTAGGCACCAGATGTATTACGCAGCACAGGATGTGCTTGAGTACCTGATGAACACGACCGGCGGTGGCGCTCAGGATTCTGAGCACCGACTGCTGAGGGCCGCTGCGCACCATGCGTACCGCGAAGTGTCGATGGCTCGCGACTGGCTGTGGTACGTCTCCAACCGGGAGCTGCCTGCCGCCCGGCCAGACAGCGATGGCAAGATCTACGTGCTGCCGAACGATGTTCTCAACATCGACGCACTCGTACCGCCGGACAGGGTAACTGTGGCAACCTACATCACCCCTAATGAATGGCGGAGACTTGAGTCGTGGCCTATTGTTGGCTCCGTTCCTATTTATTGGACGGTTATGCGCGCAGAAGATTCTCCAGACTGCTGGGAGATCCGCCTTGCAGGCAAGCCGCCCGCGACGCCGAGCGGACTGGCGTACTACTACACGTACCGCCGCAAGACTAAGCCGCTGAGATACTTCGGCTATGAGGCAGCGTGCAAGAACGGGTCGCTGAACGACACGAACGCACAGGGCTGCGTCAGGCGATACGGGACCGCCGCCAACTTTCCTGAGGGTGCCTCTGGCGTGTATGCGTTTACGGCGCAGGAGATCATCGGCAAGCCGGGCTCGATGCAGGGCGACCCTCCGGACAACGCTAGAACTATCGTCAGCGACTACCTGGATCTATCGACAACGATGTACACGGCCCTGTTGACCGGTGCAGAGGTGTGGCTGGCACGACTTCAGGGCAAGAACGTAGACGGCGCTCTTCAGATTTACAACAGAGACATCCGGATTGCGATGGAGCAGGACGTTGTAGCGCCCATGAGCGGGCGACGACTGGGAGTCGATCGCTACCCAGAAGGTTCTTCTGCGCCGTATTCAGGCTCAGCGAGAGCGCTGGGCTATTACTCGTCATCGGCTCCTGATCAAGGCACCAGCACATCCACAGGAGAATAGCTTATGCGACTCTCTAAGTGGGGCGGACTCCTCACATACGTCAGTCCGTACGCCGTGCCGGCCGGCGGAGCGGTTTCGCAGATTAATCTGACCTGCTCTATATCAGGGCAGCTCACCATTCGCGACGGCATGCGGCCCGTGTCGTTCTCAAGCTCCACTCCCACCGGATGCTTAGACGTTGCAGGGTACTCGTATGGCGGCACGAACAAGGTGCTGGCGTTCACTAGCGACGGCAGCTTGCAGGTGCTTGAAGCTCCGTCCTATGGGCAGCCACTCGATGACCCGTTTGTTCCGGACCTGCCATTTACAGGGCAGCAGGTTCATGTCGGCTATGACTACCGATACAACGAGCACGGCGACGATCTGCCCCGCCCGCCAACTGTTTGCTTTCACGGCATACACGGCGGCTATTCGGCGACAACGCGGTGGAGCTCTTGCATTCAGTCGACGTGCGCCAGCGGCATCACTGAGTGGAATGGTGGCTCGCCGTCGACCGTGTCGTTTGCGTGCAGCCTTCACGAAGGTGTCGAGCTTTGTCCCTGTGCTGCAGGTGCGCCATGACTGTTTTGACTACTCGCTTTTCAAGCAGCAAGCCGCCGTCGTACGCAGTTGGGCGATACGGTGAGCTCGTTGTGGTTCAGGGCAACGGCGTGCGTCCGCTGCGATGGTTAGGTGCTGGGGCCGCAAGTGACGCCGGGCTGGACGCTCCAGCGACTGCCCCCACTATCGCGGTTAGCCCTACGGTCCAGTATTACGTTGCGCGAGTAGACGTCTACAAGGGTGGCGACGTGTACTACTCGCCTCCGGCAGTTGCTTTCAGCGCTGGCTCGCCCGCACCTACGCGACCGGCTGTGGCGTCGTCATTTCTGACCAGTGCTTCAGTTCGCGAGATTCGGCTTGCAGATGGCGGCAAGGGCTACGCGACTCCTCCCAACGTCACCTTGAGCACGACGTACGGCACGGGCGCGACCATCACGGCGCAGCTCGACGCACCGGACATGGGCCCGGACTCACCAACAAACAGCCGGCTCACGGGCCTGACGGGCTGGGAGATTGTGCAAGGCCCTCCGTTTGCTGACGAGACGGAGCTCGGCGTGGTCTATAAGACGAAGTGGCGGGCATACGGGAGCGTGATTATTCCGATCGCTAATGGCTCTGGCGTCATCCAGACGACGCTTCCTGTCATTGCGGGAGGCACATGTTTCGGCCTGCCGTCCACGTATCCCATCGTCGTCAACGTCCCGTACACGGTGTCTGGAGTTACATCCGGCAGCGGCGCTACTGTCAGTATCGGATTCTCAGGCCACATGGTTGTGTCGGCTGGAGCGTGCACTGAAACAACTAGCGCCGGAAGCCAATTATGCAACTGCGTTGGGTTTGAATTTATGTATTCGTCTGGGGTAAGTGGCGTCACCGCTATCAACTTTGGCGCGGGCTACAGCTCGACGGCCGCCGTGACCCTGACCTTACCATCGTACGCCTCTTGGAATCAAAGTTCCCGACAGTACGTTACGCCTCCGGCCTCTAAGGCACTCATTCTGCGTGGCTATAGCGGCAGCAACCCAAGCAATCCCACCGGAGGACGCTACTCCCTCCGCTCTCTAACTCTGACGGCAGGGGGCTCAGGGTATACGGTTACGCCTGGCATCAAGATATCGTCCGAGAGCGGGTTTGGTGCTTACGCCACATGCAAGGTGACCGCTGGCGTAGTCACTTCCGTCAAGCTCGAAAACAGCGGAGGCGGATACAAGACACCGCCGACTGTTGAGGTTGTATCCGGCGGCGCCGAAGCGTTTGCTGTGGTCCGGCCGCATCTTCGCGGAGCATATCAGTGCTACTACCGATACGTGGACGCCACCATAGCGGATAGGGGTGGACCGATTCCGTCCAACTTGTCGCCCCTCAAAGAAGTTGATTGCGGAGAAGGCACTAGTCAGATCACATGGCAGTACACAGCGCCGGCGGGACGGCAGGCTAAGGTCGAGCTGTGGCGCAGTGCCTCTAACGAAGCGACGACGCTGTATCGCGTCTCTGCCAATGCGACTGCGTCGTTTGTGGACAGCCTGACAGACGAAGAGTTGCGCGACGCCGACCGAGCTGATTACGCCGCCATGCCTATCGTGCTGCCGAACGGCGAGCTAAACGCCAACCGATTTGGCATTCCTCCGTCAGATAAGTCTGCGGTCGTGATGTTTCAGGATCGCATGTGGTATGGGGTCGACACGTCCGGAACAGAGCCTAACGTCATTTATTTCTCTGAGGTCGACGAGCCGGAAAGCGTGCCGGACGTCAACCAGCTCGTCATACAGCAGAACGTGCAGTCAGTCGACTCTGTAAAAGCCCTCATTCCGTTTGGGTCAAACCTGATGGCGATGCAGAGCCGGCATGCTTACGCCATCACCTACGTGCGCAAGCCTTTGGTGGATGCTCAAGTGTCTCTAGTGGCGTATCGCGGCTGCCTCAATCAGCGCTGCTGGGACCTTTACGACGGCGTCGCCTACGTCATGGACCAGTACGGTGTCTACGCCATCAAGAACTCTGGCGAGATAGAGGCGCTGTCAGACGTGATCAAGGACTACTTCTTGAAACGAATCGACTTTGCCAGCACGACCTGGTTCATGATTCGGTTTGACCCGGCGCTAGGGGTGCTGCGGTGCTTCGTGGCCTGCAAGGAAGACAACGCCAATGGATACCCCACTCGATGCCTAGCCTATTCTCCGCTCACTAAGTCGTGGTGGGAAGAGAGATACCCGCAGAAGCTGACTGGGGCAGCTACGATCGCACTCTCTAATGGCGACTTCCGCAGCATCTATGGCGGAGACGGAGGCGTGTACGTGCTCGGGGACGGGACGGCCGATGCTGCTCGCGGCACCATCCTTTCAGTCAAGGTAACGAATCCCGGCGCTGGCTACCGCACGCAGCCATCTGTGGTTGTCGCCGGCGGCAGCGGCGCCGTTCTAGATCCCGCCCTCAACGGCGAGACAGGCGTTGCCAGCATATGGATCAAAACAGGTGGGTACGGCTATACGTCCGGAAACGTGGTGATCGGACCGCCAAACGACCCCGACCATCCTGCTCCCGTGCAGGCGGTGGCAGAGTTTACTGCAAGCCCACTGACACTCGACCTGTCTGTGGCGACTGGATACTGCTACCGCAGCGGCAATATGGAGTACGACACGGACGCCACCAAGAAGGACGGCGCTGCCCAGCAGACCAGAGACATATCCGTGCTGTACGCCCCGCAGTACAAGGCGTGCACGGTCTCTCTGAGGAGCTTCTACAACAACGCAAAAGAGCCACGACGCAACGCTGTCGCCCGCGATCGCGGCACGGGCTTTATTCACTCTGACGTCGAGCCGGCGGCCCGTCTGGATATGTCTGAGTACGTCCGCAAGTACGGCGCTACCAGCGGCATGGCAAAGGCGCTATTTGCCGGCCGAACAATGGAAGACATCCAAGCGGCAGATCGGCATGTGTCGGTTGAATTAGATGGGGTGCGACGGCACGAAGAGCCCATTATATTCTACAGCGTGGACGTCGACGGCAGTGAGGGGAAGTAAGACATGTTTGCGCTACAGGCGGGGGCAATACGCAACGCTTTAGTGCAAGCAGGCATCCCAATGAGGACTGCCCAGCAGCTTAGCGCCATCCTGAGCAACACGGCCGCTGAGTATCGCACCGGCAAGATCACTCAAGACACTACTCCTGCTGGCCTGCAGCTTGTCGACTCTGACGCCCGCAAGCATCAGTTTGTAGGACTCGATCCTCTGGCCGACGACCCCGACCACAGGAACAGTCAGCTGGCGGGATCGGAGCAGCGAATTGCGGCAGAACAGCCGTCCAGCGTCACGGTACAGCCTTCTTCGTACGAGCAGCCGCAGGGCAGGGGCGCGGAGGTCATCGGCGGTGCATTCATGACCGTGCGCACTGAGGGTGTAAATCGAGTGGCGGCTCTTCGTGTTGCTGGCGTGGGAAAGCACCCAACGCTGGACCCGCAGGCCAACATGGTCATAGGCAAGGAATACCGGGCCATCGTTGGCAATGAGGACATGGACAAGATTCGCTCGTTCATCACAGAGAACGGCAGCGAAGTTGTTTGGAATACGCAGCTTGTCAACCTCACGCCAATCGTCGTCGTCACGATCGAAGGTCAGGCTGGCGGAAAAACCTCATATGGGTCACGCCAGGTATACGCGTGGTGCGACGCTGCATACGGCGTAAAGGGCGGTGGCCTGACCGGTAACGACGGAGCTAACATCAACGTCCTTACAAACGTGTCCTGGAACGGCTCGGCCCTTGTCGGCAGCTATGCCAGCGTGAACGTCAACGCCATCAATGGCACTTCGGCGTCCACGATTGCCACTGCTACGGAGTGCCAGTGACATGGGCCTGATAGCTAAGGCTGGGCAGCTCGTCAAGTACGCCGGCCAGCTGGCAAACAGCTGCGCGTGCTGCATTAGGTATTGGTGCGTGCCAAGCTACACCGATGCCTGCGGCCAGCAGCGATATACCTGCATGTCGTCACAGACGCCGCCTGCGGGTGCACAAGGCCCGTACGCGTCTGCGCAATGCGAAGGCAATGCCTGTGCCCCGACCAACCTGTGCCTAAAGTTCTGGTGCTTCATCACGGGATACACGCCATGCGGCACCACTAAATACCAGTGCCGGCAAAGCGCAACTGGCGAAGGGGCCGTACTCGGGCCCTACGACTCAAGCTGCCCAAACTGCACTACAAATTACACTTGCCCGGCCACTAACTACTACTGCTGCTGGGACAAGAACCCAGTCCATTCTCCGGGAACTGGAGAGAGCGCCGCGCAAAAAAGCTGCCAGTTAGGGCCGTGCACAGGCATGAGCACAGGGGATTACGCGCTGTACGATTCGGGTCCTCACGGCTCTCGCGAGCTGTGCCGCGAGCAGTGCTCTGCTTACGACTGCAGCGGCTCGCGAAAGTGCAGCCCTTCGGCAACAGGTCAGTACAAGTCGCTTTCGGAGTGCACGGCGGCCTGCGGATGCAACAGTGAGGCAGGCGGCTATCCGTGCAACGGCAACATTACGCCACAGTTTAGCACCACGTCGACTATCTTTACCATCAGGCAGCCTACGGTGCGCGACACGCCGCCCGTAGCCTTTCACTCGTTTCAGATTTCGGTTCCGTCGTCGCAGTTCCTGGCAATCATTGGCCTGACGTCCGGTGCGGCTCCCGGCTACACGCGCGGCGGGCCTGTGCGATGGCAGGTGTTTGCTCCCGGATTCGATGGTGCGGGCAATCAGGTGGCTTCACGGGTCATGAAAGTCGACTCTGACTGGCGCGGCCAGTGCCCTCCGCCGGCTGGAGGAGCGTGCCCGGCAAGCGACCCTGTTTACTGCAACTATCCATGCGACGCTCCGGCCGACTGCGAAGACGTAGATCACAATCTCACCGTCGGGCAGGTTGTGCGCATCGACAACATGAGCCAATACAACTCAATCCGGTTCTGCAAGAGAGAGGGGCTCACGTGCTTTGAGGTAGTCGTTATGGCTCCGTGCCCAAGCACCGACTGGCAGCTCTCTATCAATTGCGATCCCGCCCGTTCGTGTACTGAACCAGTTCCTAATCCTCCAGATGGTAACCCGGCACCATGAACATTATGCAACTGCGTCGCGAGCACGTCGAAGCCCGAGCGAATGAGCGCGGGTACTCCATCGAAAGCATTCAGCCATGCTTTATAAAGGAGCTCGACGATGGCCTGTGGGAGGTGGACGTCGAGCACGACGCCTACCCTAAAGCCCTGCCGCAAGATACCGCAGAGTGGTCGGTGCAGGAGTTACCGCCTGTTCCCGAAGAAGGGCCGGGCACGGAGCTCAAGAAGATCCTGAAGAACTGGCTGGGAATCACGGCCAGCCCCAACTGTGCCTGCAATGCACGCGCCCGGCAAATGGACGAATGGGGTGCAGATGAGTGCGAAAAGAGGGTACCGGAGATTGTCGGCTGGCTGAGGGAGCAGGCTCAGGCCAGAAACATGCCGTTTATGAACATAGCTGGAGAGCAGGCGATAAAGCTGGCAATTCGCCGGGCCAGAAAAGCGGCGAAGAAACCTGCGGCAGGGACATAAATACCAGCGAAGGAGCTCTACGCAATGGCCGCTGATATTCCCGGTTACCGCCTTGAAGGCCCGAGCAGCAGCCAGAAGTCAGACTCTGCTGTTCGCTATGACTATTCAGGGCTGGACCTCCACCTGAAGCAGCAGGACGAGCTGGCGAAGCTCAAGAACGCCAAGTACCAGCAGCTCTACAGCGGAGATGTACCGGGATCGGTGTCGGCTGGACAGAGGATACGAGACCTATTGGCGCAGCTGATTCCAAACGCTCCCGGCACGACTGAAGGAAACCCGTTCCAGATCCCTAATCAGCTGCGGCGCGTTGAGTCGGAAAGCACAGGATCCGACAGTAGCTACGACGCGGGTGCCGAACAATACGGAGATTCCGACAGTCCGCAAACTAGCCTGTCCAAGACCATTCAGAACGTCAAAAAGCCATAGCCATCAAGGAAGATGCTCATGAACGCGTATTCACAGTACGGATACCAGCCGTTTGGCGACACGAAGGCCATGCTGGAAAGCAACAACGATAACCTGCGCCGGCAGGGCGAGAACGCGGCTGGAGCGTACGGTCGTCAGTTCGATCAGCAGGAACACGAAAAGGGCCTGCAGATGGCCGAGCAGCAGCGCCGGCAGTTTGACTCAGAGACCGCCCGCCAGATGGGTCAGCAGAAGATGGGCGTTCTCAGCGGCCTGCTTGGAAACATGGGCGGTACGACTAGGAGGGTCATGTAAATATGTTTGGAAACGCCGTCGGTTTCAACCCGAGCCAGTCAGTCCTAAGCGGCCTCAAGACCACCGGCAACGCTGGGGCCTATGCTCGCGGTGCAGCCATGCAAGGCGGCGCAGAGATGGGAATGAAGGCTGCCCAGCAGAATCAACAGATGGGCGTTCAGCAGATGCAACAGCAAAGCGACCAGCGCCAGAAGGCCAACTCCAATCAGGCGCAGAGAGCTGGCAACCAGACTGACGAGAACCTTGCTAATGAGTCACTGGGAAATCGAGCCAGCGTCTTCAATACAGGCATGAACTTCCAGTACGCCCAGATGCAGAACGCTGATCGCATGAAGTACCTGCAGCGATTCGTCGACGGCATGGCAGGGGGGTGACGCATGGCAGATAGCGAGAAGATCAAGGCGCTGCTGCGACAGAAGCGGGCGCTTGAGCAAGACAAGCGAGTCTTTCGATACCCAGAACTGGACCCCAACAGCAAAGGCGACATCGGAGTAGAGAAGTCTGGCGACAGGCCGCGTAACTTCTTGCCGCCTATGTCCGGCCCGCCGGATCGAGACCCCACCGTCAACCCGTTTCGCAATGCGCCAGTTCCCGAACTTAAGCGACTAAAGCAACTCAAGAACCCCATTCAGGACACGTGATGGCACTCGGCGCACAAACACGAATGTCGATCCCGCAACCAAAGCAGCAGCCGCAGCAGAGCGCAGCTGCGTCGGCAAACATGCCGTCGTACGCACCGCGCCCTCCCATGATCGGCGACGACGTCGTGCAGACGTTCGGCAACAACAGACTCGCTGCGGCCGCCGGAGCTGGCCGTCAGGCACTAACGGATATGGATCGCGGTGGCATGTCTCGCGGCAAGGGGCAGCGGTACGCCTCTGACATTGCTCAGGCCGGAGCGGACGTTGGCGCCCGAAATGAAGCAGTTGGCGCGCAGATGCAGGCCTCTGCGGCCAACGCTGGCGCTCAGAACGAGTACGAAAACGCGATGCGCGGCGAGCAGCTAGGCAACGGCGGCCTGCTTGAGAACCTACGCCATCAGGGATCTATGGCAGGCACGCAGCGCAGAGGCATGCAGCAAAACATGTTTGAAGCCCAGCGTAACGGCCAGTTTGGGCTGGACCAGATTCGCCCAGATTATTCCCGCCTTCTTGGTTCCCTCTTGGAGTAGCAGTGATGAAGACGCCTTCGACTGAAGTGCTTGCCGACCTTGACGACATGCCCCCGAAGGTGCTGCGGAAGATGATCCGCCAGCTCATGGGCCAGCGGCTCTCTGATCGCGATCCGGAGGATCTTAAGAAGCAGGACGAGAAGAACGAGACGGAGCGCAAGAAGCTCTCTAATCTCCATGAGGAGCAGAGGGGTGCGGCGCCGAAGACCCCCGTCGAGAAGGACGATCTGCCTGAAGGGCTGGATGACGTAGACGAGCCTTCGGAGCTGGAAGAAGCGGCTGAGGGAGATGCGGAAGAAGAAGACTGCGAAGACTGCAGCGGCACTGGGAAAAAGAAGAAGTACGGCAAGAAGGCCTAAGGCCCATATCAGGAGTATTTGATGGGCCTTGCAGATCTCGCACGTAAAGCACAGCTCAAAGCACAGCTTGCTGCTCGCGCAGTAACGGACCCAGTGGTCAATGCTGCGGAGGGTGGTGCTGCACGCCAGGTAGTCAGGGGCGCCGGTGCCCTGAAGGACCAGCCGGTCGGCGCTTTCACGCGACTGCGCGAGTACATCGAAAACGGCTTCAGCTCGCCCGGCCCCGAGCAGAAGAGCATGCAGGAGCTGCTCGACCTGTACGAATACCGCGAGCAACTGGCCCAGCAGTTCCGGGATCGAGCAGAGATCGCTGCAAAGCCTGTCGGAAAGGACGAGAACGGCCAGCCGATCTATGGCCCGACTCAGGAATACGGCGACTCACTCGACGCCACTGGCAAAGCCCCGTCTGAGCTGGAGGCCTTGCGCAAAGAGCTGGACGACATCGACGCCCAGCTTGCCCTCCCTGAGAACAGGCAGGCCCTAGACAAGGCGGCAACTGCTCACTTTGAGAAAGAGATCGGGGTGCCGCGCCAAGAGTGGGGTGAGGCTGAGAACAACGCATTTGCTGATGCGTACCCAGAGCTGGCTCTTGATCGGGCGGCTGATGCGTCTGACGTTTCGTCCGTAACCGGCAACCTGAGATCTCTTGAGGGGCAGGCCGCAGGCACGCTTCGACGCAATCCCGTGCCGGCTGGTGAGCCGTTCGTTGGCCCGAGCACGCGGCACGTATACGAGCAGAATCTTGGTGGCGTGATTGCCCGGAACAAGCGAGCCAGAGAGGGCCTTGCCAACCAGATCGAGCAGCTGATCGACAGCAATGTCTCGATGAGAATGGGTGGCGGCCAGCCCGGAGAGATGCCGAGCCAGAGCTACGCCTCTCTGGAAAGCCTGTTCCGGGACGGTGAGGTTGTCAGCCCTGATTTACAGAGACTGCTGTATTTTCCGAGACAGTCGATGAATCCCTCCGAGCCTTTGCGGATTCGGCCGCAGGCTCAAGAGGCCCTCAAGATCCTGGCCGCCAGGCACGGGATCAAGCCTGAAGACTTCTTCGGCAACATTCAGAACGCTGTGGGCTTCGGCGCTGGATTTGATCCGGCGTACGACATTGCCGCAGTGATCGCGTCTCGTAAGCTGCAGGGCGTCCAGCCCGCTCCGCTGCCGGACGCGTCTGGCCTGCCAGATGTTCCTTCTAGCGCGCTTCCTGTGTATGGGCCAGCAGGTGCGCCGGTTGGTCCGCAAACAATACAAGGCCAGCAGCATTCAGGTGCGTGGCCTTCGGGCGTGGAGTCTTGGGCGCAGGCGGCTCCAGCGACGCCACAGAGCCCCAGTCCGCTTCCGACGGTCAACGGCCTTTCTCCGCAGGAGATCTCTCGCCTGCCAGGCCAGACAGGTCAACCAGATTTGCCGCTGCGACTGATTCATGAGGGCTTCGACCAGGACATTCCGCGCTTCGTAGAAGGCCGCAGGGGCAAGCCAGTTCTGGGAGTTGCGAGAGGGCGGGACGGCAAGCCAATTCTAGGAGGTGACCGCGTTCCGATCCGCGCCACAGAGAAAGACCCAACCGTGCTTCGCGGCATGGTTGAGAACCAGTTCGGAGACGGCTGGAAGGACTGGATGTGGCGGCACGCCCGTCAGTTCATCAACCTTCTGCACGAAGGCGCACCTGCCTCTGCCGGCACGGAGCGCGTCAAGAGGCTGCTTGCTCAGCGTCAGACCATCGGCCCAGACGGCCAGCCGTCGTGGGAGAACGTGAACTACCCGATGTGGACGCTGGAGAAGAAGCGGCCGGACAGCGCTTCTGCGGAAGATCGCATTACTGTCGTTCAGCTTCCGGACGGCAGATACCAGCTTGCGTCGGTAGACGACACGGCGCCCGCTCAGGTCGTTAGTCCCGAGACAATTCGCACATACATGGCTCGCGGATACAGCCTGCCGGAAGGCCAGATGCTTACTCAAGACGGGCCGAGCGGGACTCGCATTCCAATCGAAGCGCCGGCAGTCCCGACGGCCGAACGAGCCGGCGAGATGCTGCGCAATTTTGCTTTGGAGCCTGACAACTCCAGCGCCGCTGCGCTTGCTGTTGATGCTATGGAAGCTCTCCGTCGGCTGGACTCTCCAGACGAGATGCGCAAGGCTCTGGCTATGAGCGTAAACGCTCAGGATTTTAACCAAATCGCTGGAGCTAGGGGCACTCAGCTAGAGCCCACAGATGATTCTGTTCTGGATGGCATGGATCTTCTTGAGCGCGCGAAGGACCGCGTCGCAAACGGCGGCAGCCCGCTTGGTCCGGTAGACGCAAGAGCGCCGGTCGGCGAGTATAAAGAGACCATCCCCACGACTGCAGACGAAACGCCCGGTGCCACAGAAGCAGACAAGAAGGTCGGTCCCGCAGGCACGCCCGCGCAGGAGCGGCTTGCTAAGGCGCGCGAGAGCGTGCGAAACATGGCTCAGCCTGCGGCAGAAAGCACTGTCACTGCTGGCCTCAATAGGGCGGCTGACGCCATGCCGCAATACCGGCCGACTGACGCAGGAGTGCCGACTGGTCCGCGCATACCGCAAGAAGCGTTTGCATTCAACACCGCACCCGGCAGCTGGGCAGAGTCGGTTACCGGAGATGCTCCACGTCCTGGAGGCGAGCGCTGGATAGATCCTGCCGCCGTGCAGGCTGCAATGAGCGGCCGGCCCCCCGCCGCCCCAGATGCCACTGCCGCGCCAGCACAGGGCGGAGTCGACGCTATCCGCGACCGCAGAAATCGGCTTGAGCAGCTGGCAGTCGGGGCTCCAGATCAACGAAGGGCGCGAGAGGCACAGGCTATCCAGAATCAGAGTATTTCTGACTCACTTGCACAGTCCGCCGCCGAGAACGCGAAGGATGTCGATGCGTTCTTGAGGTCGTTTGAAGGCGGGCCTGAGATTCTTCGACGTGGCGATGCGCTTTCTCAGGATGATGCCGTGTTCCTGTTCGGGCGAGCGGCGGATCGAATCGGAGATCCGGCGTGGCGTGGTGAAGTAGACGCGCTTGTTGCTCAGGGCGCTACGCGCGACAAGGCAGAGATGGCTGTCTACTCGATGCGCCGCGAGCAGCTTCTGCAGAGAGCTGTTCAAGAGGGATTTGTTCCGGCGCGATCCGATGACCCGCACGAACAGCTGATTAACGACACTGAGGCGCTTCTTGGCTACGACCGCACGCTTGTGCAGAAAGCCTCTGAGTCCCACGCCCGCAGGGTCGAACAGTTTGAGCGGGGTGTCCGCGCTCAGAACACGCTTGCCGATCCAGGCGACGCAACAGATGGCCGCATGCGACGCGATATGGCTGGCGAAGAGGCGCTGAATACGAACACTCGCGAGTCCGCGCTGCCGCTTGACGATCAGAGGTCTCTGCAAGAGCAGGCCGCCGCAGAGGATGCTGCTCGCCAAGAACTTCAGATGAAGAACGCTGTTCGCGGGATTCAATCCGGGCAGAGCTCAGCCGTGTCTCTTGAAGACCTTAGGGCGCTGCACGAAACAGCGTTCCCTGCGGTGAAGGATGAGAACGGCAATGTCTTGCAACCCAAGACCGAAGCGCCTCTTGCGTTCGGCAGGCGAGACAACCGCAAGAACGGAGCGCGTCCGTCTGGCGTGGCGGTCGACAAAGCAGTCGACCAGCTCGACGAACTCAAGGGTCAGCTGCAGGACATCGAAGGGCAGATAACTGAGCGCGTCGGCCTGCTCCCTGAGATCCCAAAGAACGGCGGTATCGGCGTAGCCGTCATGCCGGGAGCGGACTTCCGAAAGTGGCTGTCTGACAGCGTAGCCAAGCACGGCGAAGACCCTCTCGCTCAGTCTGCGCTGGAAGAGATTGCTGACCTGCACAATCAGCGGCAGGAGGTGCTCGCTAACATCGGGCAAGTGGGCACCGCATTCAGCGCGCCGACCTACAGCTCAATGGAAACCGAAAGCGCCGGCGGTGCACAGCAACGTCTAATCGAATCTGCTATGGGCATGAACAGCGGGCGCATTGCTGCCAATGCCGACCCTGCAGCTGACGGCATTCGTGCTCGCGGCGGTTCCAATCCTCTGCGCCGGAACGCGACCGATCGGTTTGATGCACTACAGCAGCTGCTGACGCCACCGGGCCTACGCATGAATGCAATGACCTACGTCGACAGCCTTGTTGACGCTGCCCGTGCTAGCGGGCGCAACATTACGGCAGAGGACATCATTGAGTCTGTGTTCAACGCCAACCCAGTTATTGCCGGCGGAGACCCTAGCGGCCTGGCTCGATCTGGAAGCAGCGCCGCCAGCGGCTTCTCCCGAGAAGCAGTGCGTCAGGCTGCTGAGTCTGCTGTTCGTGACATGCGCGGCGCAATGGACGCAACGGCAGCGGCGCCCAAGCCTGCGGTTGCTGTGGCCCCAGTGAAGCCGTCGTTCGGCGACAGGATGCGGGGCATGATCGGCCAGCTGTTCCCGCAACGCGCTACGCCTGCGGCAGCGGCTGATCCCGGCATGTTTGTTGATCAGTTCTACAAGCAGGCTGACGACATTGTTGCGCATGCCAGCACCAGGCAGATGCCGCACAATGAGTTCAAAGCCCTAAAGGAAGAAGACCAAGCCAAGCTGATGGCGGACCCCAACTTTGTGGTCATGCCGGAAGATGCGGGCGACGTGGTTCCAGCGCACGAAACTCCGGCGGCAAGGGCGGCTCAAGCGTTTGCTGCACTGCAGAAGCTTCAGAAAGATCTGCCCGCAAACAATCCGCTCTACGATGTGACGGACGTGCGCGAGCACATTCGACAGCGCCTTGCCGACGTAAGCCAGATGGTTCCTGAGGCGCAGCAGTACGCCATTCCAGAAGAAGGCTGGCAACTCCCGCAGCGCAAGGGCTCTGGGATTGAATCCCGCCCTGCCGGCAATAACGAAGCCGACGCCAATCCGTTCTACAACAACACGGATGCGTCCCTGCCCATCGACCGCGACGCCGTGCAAAAAGAGCTGGACGAGATTCTTGCTGCGCGCCAGGCCGACGTCGACTACCGTAACCAGAAGCAGGAGGAAGGTCTCTACGACCAGGCCGATCCAAGCCAGAAAGATCCAGCTACCGCGAATGCCGCTACCGCCAACGACCGGCAGGGGCGGCGAGTCGAGCAGCTTCGCAGAATGCTTGAGCTGTCCGGACAGAACTACAACCCTACCGGCTCGCTCTTTGTGCCGCAGCAGCACCTGGCTGAAGTGCAGAAGTACATCAGCGGCGACGTATTCCCTGAGGAAGTTGGGAAGCCCTTCACGACCGCACCTGTAGCGATCGGTGCAGAAGACGTGGGCTGGGACACGCTTACGCCAGAAGAACGCCTCCAAGTCATTGGGATGGAGGGCGTCAGTCCAGAGCAAGCGCAGCGGCGGTTCTGGATGCCGAAACAACAATATCAGCGCGTGTCGTTCCGCCATCAGTTCAAGGTCAACAACGCCGGCGGCAGGCCCAGTAACCCAGCCGCCGCTACGCGAACGATCATTCTGCCGGTCAACGGCTCGATGGCATTTAGCCCAGAAAACCACGTGCTCGATCTCACGGAGAACGGGCCGGTACTGCACGCCCCACGCCAGGCGACTGACGCCGACATGGATGCGACTGCGGCGGACGAGATGAATGCTGCAGCTGAACGAGCGGTCGGTCGCGGAGTCCCGGACGTCAGGCCAAACCCGGCTCGCACTCAGGAGGGCCCAAATCAGGACGGCTCGACGCGTAGGGGTCCGGCCGGGAATGATGGCAGCGAGCCCGACCCAATCGACATTGAGGCGGGCATCAGGGAGGAGCTTGGGCCGGAAGACGTCAAGCCGGCCGTCAGTCAGCCGACAACCGCAGCGCCCGGAAGCCGTCTTCGTCGCGTCGTCGGCGCGGCCAGGCAGAAAGTTGCAGACGCTGCCGGAGCAACTGTCGACGTTGTGAAGCGAAACCCACGCAAGGCGCTTGGGCTGGCAGCTCTCGCCACAGCCGGCGGGGCCAGCTACTTAGGCTCCAGCCCAGAAGAAGCTACCGCCTCCCCGATGGGCCCGATCTACCCGCCGGACGCCGGTGGCGACGGGGCGGACATAAATTCAGGCAGGCCTGACGTTCTGGCACGGATTCGCGGCAGCCGTCCTGTCGGGATCATGACGTCCCAGTACGGCATTCCATATTAGAAAGCGGCTCATGAGCATCCAGTCAGACGGAATCCGCAGCATTCTTGCCCGACGCCAGGCCATGCTTGGTCGCAACGCTGCACCAGCCGCATCTGAGAATGATCCAGGCCAGCAGCCGCAGGCCGGTTCGTACAACAGCTTTGCCGCCGGCAACGACTACATGTCCGGAAAGGACTACGACGAAGCCAAGACGTCTGCGCTTCAGAAGTCGATGTCTGACAGGACCGATGCGTCGTTGTCTGAGCGCCGTGCCCGCATGATGGGGGACGCACAGCAACTGCAGGGCCAGCCCGTGCTGAAGCCGCAGGCACCGCCTGAGCCTCCCAGAGATCCGAACGTCGCTCCGCCAATGCAGATCCCTGAGCCTGCCGTCAGGGGTCGGTCGCAGGGTCCGATCGGTTCGGAGGTAACCCAGTCTGAAGTGGATCGCGATCCTATCAACGCAGCCGCTCAGGCCGATGCGCGCAGGCGCAAGGACAATGCTGCTGCGCAGCGCAAGCAGTACCAAGAAGGCGTGCGTCCACTCCCCCGAGTTGCGCCAGAGCAGGCAAATGAGCAGGCCAGCGCTGCTGCGGATCGCTACAAGCCTAATGCCGCCGGAGCTACGCCAGAGCAGAAGGCCGCCAATCGCGCCACAGGCGGCAAGGCGGGCGCTGCAACTGCTGCTGCCGGCGGGGCCAGAGACGCTGCGACGCAGAGCGCTGATGCCGCGCAGTACCAGAGGGACATGGACAAGCACGATGCTACGCGCATGCACCTGGAGAGCAATCTGAATACCGCCTACGACACGGGCTTTGGTGTTGAGGAGGCCGCCACCGCTCTCGATGACCACAACGCCGCCATGCCTAAGCCTCCGGGCACGATCACGGGCGGCCGGACTCCGCAGGAGATGGAGCAGTCCGTAGAGGACACCTTCTACAATCTCCCGCGTGACGTTCAGGATAAGTGGCGTCGGCGCTATGGCAACGACGAGCGCATGCATGCCGACCTTGCAGGAATGTACGCAGACCTGGACCCGGATGAGCGCAGGGGCGTCATGGCGAATGACGCGAATCGAGCAGCCACCGCCGGCAAGGGCGGTGCAGTTGGCATGTTTACGCCTACAGAAGAGGGCGCTAACCCAGAGTCCAACTACCAGCCCAAGACTAAAAGCGGAGAAGCTTCCGCGACCGTCGCGCCTAACGCAGGCACCAGCAACGGCACGGGCTACGGCAACAGGACAGGAGATAGCAGAGACCCAGACCTCCAGACGCCCGAGCAGAAGCGCATGTCTGGCACCGACCTGCGCACTGGCGCTCCCGTTAAGGACGACAAGGGCGATTTGGTCCAGAACCCAAACGGCAGCTACTCAGGACGGGCCGTGCATCCCGAGCACCTTGATCGCAATCTCGACCCCAACGGCGAGAAGGTTGATGGTCGCTATGTCATGACCCCTGAGTGGCGCGAGCAGATGAAATGGGCGGGCCACCAGATGGGTCTGGATCCCAGCAAGTTTGAGGGCGGCGACCAGAGCGATACGTGGATCGCAGCTACGCAGGAGAAGCTGCGCTTTCACCAGAAGATGACCGATCAGGGGATGGAGGTGATGCCGATCGCTACGGGCGGCCACCGCTACGTGCAAGGCCCCGATCAAAAGGCGCACGCAGAAGGCCGGCAGCTCAAGGCTGACGCTCGCGACTTTCTGAAGCAGTACCCACCGCGACTGGGCGAAGACGGGAAGCCGGTCGCGGATGAACTTGCTGTCCAGCTGCAGGATGCTGCAAACAACGGCGATCGCAAGGCGTATCTTGAGATCCAAGAGAAGATGCGCCAGCAGCGCAACATGCAGACGTCTGCTGCGGCTCGCACGCAGCTGCTGCAAAGGGGCGAGACGCAAAACTGGCAGAGTCCGACGCGTGCTCCTGGCATGCTGCGAGATTCTCTCCGTCAAGCTCGCTCGGCCCCGCGCGCGCAGGCTCAGGCATACCGAATCGCAGGCGTCGATAACCCGCGACTCAATGGGCATGCACAGCAGCTTGAGAACAATGCGGCAGTGGGTGATGCAGTTGCTGCGCAGGCGGCTGCTCAAGCACAGAAGGACGCAAGCGAGAACGAGCCGCCAGCTGCGCTGACTCAGAAGAACGAGCAGTTTGCGCTCGACCAGGCGATGGATGATTCTCTCACGCCCGAGCAGGTGCGCGCCGGTCTCATCACTGCACGCAAGCAGAACAAGGGACCAGAGATGTCTGACGACATGGCTGCAGTGGAGGTGGCGCGTCACGTGATTAGAAAGTCCGGCGGCCGAATGGACAGCCCGCACGTGCAGCATGCACTCATGGTTCTTCTGCAGAAGCCGTCACGGTTCGCAGCTGCTGGAGCTGAGGGCGATAACACTAGGGACGGCCACTACTTGCCACCAGGTCTAGGCTATACAGAGGACGAGTTTGCCAGAGATGCTGCCAGGATGTACGGTCCGGCCGGCGAAGAAGGATACCGACAGTTCCATAGGGCGAACGCCGCTCAGTCCAATAAGGGCAAGTAATGCGGCGCAACAGGAACTACGCTACTGCGTTCGGCGGAGGTGGGGACGACAAAGACCCTGCCCTGTCTATCAGTGCGGAGCGAGAGCAGCAGCTTCTTGAGCAGGCACAGAACAAGATCCTGACCGGTGCAGGTTATGTCACCGACTGGATCGACACGCCCGGAGCTATGGCGCGCGGAGCTATCTCTGCCGGCATGAAGGGCGAAGACCCTCTGTCTGCAGCGGCCAACGCCTTTTATCAGAAGGGCGACCAGCGAGTCTCCGGCAGGGATCTGCTTCGTCAGGCTGGAGTGGTTGGCGACAGAGACAACTGGGGAAACTTTGCGGGCGGCATAGCTGCTGAGATCGCTCTAGATCCGTTGTCTCTGCTTACAGGCCCCGTCAAAAGCCTAACTTCAGCCGGCCAGCTTGCGAGTAAAGCCGGTCTGCTCGACAACGCAGCTGGCGCGCTGTCCAAGTCCTACGTATCTGGCGCCGATAACCTCTCGTCCGCTCTTGTGTCGCGAGCAGACGACGCCGTTAAAAAGCTTGGCAGCCCTGCCCTCAGCGCCACTGAAGTTGTCGGCCGGCCGCTGGTCGGCAGAAGAGCTGCGCTTCAGCACGGCACGCTAGAGAATCTTGTAGACGCAGCGAGCGACTCGTCTCTCGCCAAGCAGAGAGTTCTGGAAGCTCTTGGCAACAACGCCGACAGTGCGGCCCAGTATGAGAAGCTCAAGGGCCATCCGCTGGGCAAGCAGTTTGGCCTGACGCTGCCGTTCATGCAGGACGCCCTGCTCCCGTTTAACGCTCCAGGCGGCCAGCAGCTATCAGACGCTATGGACACGCTGATGGGCGGTATCCGCTGGAGCGGTGCCGGTCGGGCGTATCACGCGTTCACCGACAACAAGGTGGGGGGAGCGCTCGACGCCAAGAGCCAGGCCTTTAACGCTGGCGCCAGCGCCGCGAAGGACGCTGCGCAGGCAGAAGCTCGGCGCGAGTCTACCTTCCAGGCAGCCAAGCTGTATCAGCAGGAGCCTGACGTCTTCACAGAGGAGGGCAACCGATCGCTTGGTCGCTTGATCGAGAAGCCGAAAGAGGGCGCACTTAACGCAGACGAGATCTGGTCGTCTAACCACCCTGCTGCCCGAGATTACATGGACTGGTGGAAGCGAGTGTCGGACGCTTCGCCTCAAGAGATGGCCGATGTCGGCCTCAAAGGCACGGTGTTCAACGACCCCAACGTGGAGGGCTACCTTCCGCGACAGACTGACAACCTCATCGAACAGGCCGCGCGGTACGACAAGAGTTTGGGCAGAGAGCTGTCGACCTTGACGAACGACCAGATGCACCGGTCGCCTGAGCTGATGGTTCCTGGTGGACGAGACACTATCGCGTTCAAGCTGAGCCGGGATCCTGTGGTTGCCGGAGCTAAGCGCACAGCCGTCACGGACCAGGCAGCGGCCGATCACATTCTTGCGACCGTATTCAAAGGGTCGCCGGACTCCAAGTCTCAGTCAATGGAGCTGGCGCGACTGCTGCACAAGCTGCCATCAAACATCGCAGACAGCAACGTCGCTCCACTCTACGGCCAGCACCCGACGAGCACGATCTCTCGCTACATCGAAGGACGAGCGGGCGCACGCGCCACAGCCACTGCCGTCTACGACTCGCTGGCTACGTCAGCAACAAACTCGCCGGCAGAATTGGCTGAGGGCGGACGGCACATCAAGCTGAGCGATGCGCTGCAGAGGCTCAACCTTGAGACCACAGCCGGTGAGGCTAGCGAGATCGGTGCGCGACAGCAGATGCGAGAGAGGCTTGCCGGCAGGTTTGGTGTAGAGCCAGACAAGCTAGAGCTTTCTCAGATAAGCATTCCTGAGGACACCGTGATTCGGTTGACGCGAGCCAAAGAAGGCTTTGAGCAACCCGAGATGGCGGAGCAGCTGACCGGCATCATGGATCAGGTGACGCGCCACTGGGCCGCTGGCATTCTGGCGTGGCCTTCACGCATAACGCGCGATCTGTACAGCGGCATGTACTCCAACTGGCTGGCTGGAGCGCTCGACCCTCAGGCCATACCGTTCGTCAAGAGCTTCTACAAGCTGCTGGGTGGAGACAACTACGTTACCGCCCGCAGCCTGCTCAAGACAGGGGCGTTCGACCCTAAGTTCGTGCAGTTCCTGAAGACGATGCCGGCCTACAAGAACCTCCCGGAGCAGGACATAGCCGCACGCTTCTACGCAGACCTCAATGCCGGAAAGCTGCTGGGGTCTAACGCGTACACGGATCGCGGTCTGTCCACGATTGAGGGCAGCATCAAGAACCAACTGCCGGGCATCGCGCCAGAGACGTTTGGTCGTGCGATTGGCGAGCTTGGCGGCGACTACCGCAACTTTCTGGATATCTCAAAGAACCCTATCGCCAGAGCCAACTCTGCGGCCGGCGAACTCAGCGACCGGATCACTCGCCTGACTGGGTACATCAGCCTGCTGCGTCAGGGGGTTTCCCCAGAAGAGGCTGTTCGACGCATGAAGCGGGCGCACGTGGATTACAGCAGCCTGACCACAGCAGAGAAGCACCTGCGATCGCGCTTCATGCCGTTCTATGCCTACACCAGTCGCATGTTCCAAGAGACGCTACGCCAGTTGGCAGAGCGGCCGGGCGGCCGCATGGGACAGGGGCTACGCGTGCTCGACAGACTCCAGGATCCGGGAGACGACGAGTATGTACCAGAATCGGTACGTCGCGGGTTCGGTGCTGCGATACCTCAAGACAGCATGTTCGGCATACCAGCAGAGCTTGGCACCCGCTACCTGTCGGGCTTGTCGCTGCCGGGCTACTCGGACCTGCAGATCCTAGATCCGGGCAGCATTGCCGGCACAGTGACGAACATCGCCAAGATGAGCAATCCCATCTATCGGACAGCGTATGAGCTTGGCACTGGCACCGACATCCAAAATCGCCAGCCGATCAACGAGTCGAGCCGTAGCTACGGGCCCATAGGCAAGGGAATCCGGGCAGCAACAGGCGACCAGTCTCTTGGCACGGGCTACGTAACGACAGCGATGGACAAGGCGCTGGACATCCTGCCGTACGCCGCACGGCCGGCACGCTTTGCAGCTCAGATGTACGACCAAGACGCCGGCCTCAGTGCCCCAACTCGCATGACGGCTGCCGCTTTCAACGCTCTGGCTGGCGTGCAATTCAGAGACATGCCGAAGGAGCAGATCGCTGGCGACAAGATGCGCGCCCTGCAGCGCATAGCGTCGCCGTACACGCGCGATGTGACCATACCCTACATCCCAGCCGACCAGCGGGCTCGCGTCCCTCTGGCTGCGCAGGAGGCCCTAGAGCTGAGCCGCCGGATGCAGAGGGAGCAGCGCGAGCGCCGCCAGCAGACTCGATAGCTATTCGATCAGGCATGGCGCCTGAGGCACGTCCTCCATCAGCTGGCCCATGTCTAGGTAGTACCGCACCATCGTCGGCGTCTTGTGGCCCAGAAAGGCCCTAGCTTTGCCGGGCGACGCCATCTCTACGTGAGTGGCGGCAGAGCGACGCAGCCACTTGCTGCTACCGGCCAGACTGCACGCCTTAAGATGCGCACGCATTAGCCTCATGGCCCTGCGCTTCTTGCAGACCCAGCCCAGAATCGTTCCGTTCGGGCTCGCTATTAGCAGGGACTGCACCGCCTCTAGGCAGTTGTCTGGCAGGTGCACCGTGATGGCGTTGCCGGTTTTGTTCTGACTGTACCGGAGGATACTGCCCTCCAGATTGTCTTCTCCCATCAGCCACAGGTCCTTAAACCGGGCGCCGGTGGCATAGCCCAGCAGCATCCAGCACTTGAGAAACAGGGCTCGATCTATTCCGCACCGCATGCGGCCAACGTCGTCGCCCGTTTGCTTGACCGCCGTCCGACATTGCGCTATAGTCCACGCCCGTACAGGTCGAGATGGTACCTTGATACGGACGATGCCTCTCGGAAAGCAATCGACCATTTGCCGGTCATATGCCCACCTCCAGAGGATCAAGATCATGGCCCGATCGTTGGCAACGGTCTTAGCGGACACTTGGGTTAAACGGGTCTTGAGGTATTCGTTGATTTTTTCGGCCGATAGGTGTTGACAGTTTCGAGCGACTCGCGCTAGGTTGTTCTCGTACTCGATCGCAAGGACGCGCTCCGCCACATAGGCAAAGCAAACAGCAGGGAGGCTGGTCATGGTTGTGAAAATTCAAGGCTGTCGTACCTCCAACAGGGAGCAGCTTATGAACGCGGAGGGGGAGAGCAACCCCCCGCTTTTTTCACTAGAAAACCAACCAGAAAGCCCCCAGATTGTGATTCTAGGGGTCGCGGGTTCGAGTCCCGTTAGCCACCCTTTATTTGGAAGTTTTGGGCCCTGTGTTGCGGAGATTCGGAGGGGAGAGAGCTCCTCTGAATATCACGGGGATACCGACTGGCTGAACTGCTCCTCCGCGAAGACGGCGGTAGACAGTCCAGTCCTCTACTACCAGCGCCACGTCGCGCGCTCCCTGCCTCCCCTCAGTTCTGCCAGCCTGACGGTTGGCACTCTGGTCCATGAGTGGCTTGAGCTGGGCGACCCCGTCCTAGACACGTGGGCCAGTCCTCCAGAAGAAACCCTAACACCAACTGGGGGGGTGGGCAAGGACGCCAAGAAATGGGTGGCAGAGAACTGCGCTCCGGGCGCCACCATCGTCTCGCCTTCAGACCTCCGGATTGTCCGCCGCTGCATCGCAGCCATCCGGTCCAACCGCGCCGCCTGCGAGCTCATCGAGCGCGTCTCTGAGCGAGAGCTGTCCGTCCGCTGGACCAGCGCTGACGGCGACCGCCTGCGCTGCCGGTACGACTGCTTGACTGAGGACGGCCTGGTCCTTGATCTCAAGACGACGAGAGAGTCGGACGTTGCCAGAAACTTCTGGAAGGCGGTGCTTGACTACAAGTACCACCTCTCAGACGCATGGTATCGGAGGGGGATGGAAGCGTGCGGGATGGAGCCCGCCCCTCTCCGGTACATCGTCGTCTCTACCGCACCGCCCCACGACTGTCAGGTCGTGACTCTGCCGGCGGTCATTCACGCAGTCGGCCAGCGTCTTATGGACGTCACTCTGGCCGACCTGCGACTTCGCACTGGCCTCGACTGGTGGCTGCCGGACCATCACGGAGAGGTCTTGGAACTGTCTTTTCCGGCTTACTCACTGGGGAGATTCTCATGACTGGTTCGTCTCTATGGATAGAGAGCTCTAGCTCGCTTGATCAACTGTTCGCGGCGCACGCCGCATGCACTGCGCAGCTTCGCAATGCACCGCGTACGTGCATCTCTCACTTCGCCAAGAAGGACCGCAACGGCAATCCGATCCCTGACTACGCAGACCTTGCCACCATCTTCGACGTCATACGACCGTCGCTCGCAGCCAACAAGCTGTCGATCACTCAGTCGTTTGCTCCGTTCGGAACCGACGGCAACATGATGCTGGTCACGACAATGGGCCACGCATCCGGCCAGTTCCAGCGGAGCTTCCTGCCCATGAAGGGCAACGTCCCACCGCAGCAGCTGGCGGCAGCAGCCACCTACCTGAAGCGCGTTGCTCTCTGTGCGCTGGTCGGTATCGCGGCGGACGACGATGACGATGGCGTGGTTGCAAACGGCACGCACACCGTCGCCGCAGTCAACGACGAGCGCGTGGTTGAGGACCGCGCTTTCAAGGCCATCAAGGACGCTGGCTCAGCCGACGCCCGCAAGAAGGTTCTGGATCACGCGGCGAAGTTGGTCAGCGAAGGATCGCTGCCGACAGCCGCACTGACGCGACTGCAACAGCAGGCCGACTTGGAAGGCCAGCAAAAGGCGGCAACGCCGGCACGGAAGGCAGTAGTCGCGGCGTCGTGATGGATCACATACCGCAGGTGGGGGCGGACCTCCAGTGAGCTGCGCCGGCCAGCTTCCCTACCAGCCGGCTTTTCAATCATGCAACCAATACTACGCGAATATCAGACTGATCAGTGTCGTGGTGTTATCGACGCAGCCCGCAAGGGTGAGCGTCGAATCACGGTCTGCTCGCCCACCGGCACTGGCAAGACAGAGGTGATCGCCGAGCTGTGCCGACTGGCTAAGTACCCGCTGGTCATGGCTCCTCTCGTCGACGTGATGAAGCAGACGGCTCGCCGCCTAGAGTCTCGTCTTGAGGAGTCGGTCGACATTGAGCAGGGCGCTAGCTTTGCTGAGTCAGTCGAAGGTCTTCGTAGCCGCATCATTGTCGGCAGCCGAGACAGCCTGCTCTCTCGCCGCAGGTTCTCACTGCGGGCCTACGACCGGGTCACGCTGGTGATGGTGGACGAGTGCCATATCGGGATGACGCCCCGCATGCAGGCCATGTTGGAGCACTACGAGAAGAACGGGGCGACCATCGTCGGCTTCTCTGCCACCCCGTACAAGGGCAAGGGCAAGGCTCTCAACTACTGGCGTCGACCTCAGGTGGTGTACACGCTGCGACAGGC